TTTCGATTTATTAAATTTGTTTCTGTTTATGTATGCGATTAACTTTTGTGCCTCTACGTCATCTGCACTAGAATAAATACCATTAATTGTTTGTCTTAATTCTTTTTCTAAAACAGTAAAATTAGAGCCTACTAAAGTATTCGTATAAACCTTTTCTGCTAATTTTCTTGTAAATGTATTTGATACATCTTTAAACTGTGTAAAGAATTGTTGTTTAAGATTTTGTATTAATGCTAAATCTCCTTTTGTAATTTCTTGGAACGCTAAAGGAATATTGCCAATTCTTTTGAATGCTTTTTCAATCCTCTTTGCTTGTTTATTAAAGCCTGTTCTAACAACTGTATCTGACCATGCTAAATATTCTCTTTCAAGAATAGCTTTTATTTGAGGCCTGATAGCGATAGCTGATTGTAGTTCAACTAACTTTCCATCAGTTAAAGGTAAAGTACTAACAAGAGAGATAACTTCTCTTTCTATTTTATCTAAAGTTTTAACTAGAGTTTTATAATATTCTGCTTCAGCAAGTTCTATTTGCTTTATTCTGTAAAGTGTAGCGTCTTTGACTATATCGGACATTCATTAAATTTCTTCTTGTTCTACTTCTTCGTCTTGTTGTTGTACTTCGTCTTGTGTAAATTCTCCTACTTCAGATTTTACATCTATCTCATCAAAGATAATATTTAACTTTTGGTCATCATCAACAACTGCTCTAGCAATCTCTTTATCTATTTCTTTTGATAATGTTGGAGATTGAACGCCTACTGCTTTTGCTTGTTGATAGAATAATAAATCAGTTGCATAATCTCTAATGTTAAATGAATCAGGATAATTTATTTCTCCATCAAATTCTACATTTTGGAACATAGCATATAGTTTAAATAATTGTTCTTCTGCTAATTGTAAGTTATCAGCTTTTTCTGATAGTCTTGCATTAAGTAATTCAAATTCAGTTTGTAGTGCAACTCCTGAAGCAACTTGTGTTTTAGTAGTTCTTACTGCCCCTGTGTGTGCTATTCTGTTTATAGATTCTACCTTGTTATTAATTGAATCCATAATAGAAGTTAAACTTGAACCTGATGGCTGTAACAAATAAGGTTTTAAGTTAGGTTCCATTTCGTCAGGCATTTCAATTACTGCACCAGCACCAGCACTTGCATTTACGCTTGGAGTTTTAACTAATGATGGGTGGTTAGTTAATCTAATTAATTGTTCCATTTCAGAATATTCGTTGTAGATAGATTTTTGTAAGTCTGCAATATCTGTTAAGTCTGATTGACCAATTCCTCTTTTGTGAGATTTAGAATTGTATAAAATAACTGCTGGTATTTTGCCAATCATATTTGGTACAGTATCTATAAGTCGAGGCTCTTCTCTTTTAGGCATATATACAGTATCAATTTTATCAGGATACCACATTCTTAAATATTGCCCACCATCTCTATCAACTTCTTCTCTTATTTTAAGATAATTTAATTCATACTTACCATTTGGTTGTCTTTCAAAATTCCAATCTAAAACATTTTCAGGTGTAACGATTGAAAGATAAGGCCTGATGTCTTGTGCTAGTTCATCAGCTTTTGTTTCTGTTTGTATATTTGGTTTATCTAAAACCATAAAACAATGGCCATAAATAGAAGCATAATTTTGTGCGTGTTTAATTACAGAGTTTAAATTGTTGCCATCTAAGTCTGCGTCTTTTAAGAATGATTCTAAACTAGCTTCATCTTCCATACTAGCAAAATCTCTACTTGGTCTTACTCTAAATAAAAATGAAGAATAGATTTGAATAATATTTCTACAATGATTATCACAAGGTGTGTTTGCAAGTCTTTGATTAAACTCGTTATCTAATTCAAGATTATATCTCGATAGATATTGTCCTACCATATAATCGTAACCACCATTATAAGACCTAATATAATATTCCCAATTATTTATTGTTTCTTGATAATCTTTATGAGTTTCTATTGCTTGATCTCTAGTGTATGCCATACTATTTCATAGTCCATCTTGTTGGTCGAGAAAAAACAGCCTGTGTAGTAAGTGGTTTTAAATAATCTACCATATAACCTATTGCATCGTTCATATGATCAAAGCCATCTTCCTTATCAGGAATATTTGTATTCTCCTTGTATATTTGTCTTTGTAATCCTTTTACAATAGTTTTGCAAGTTTTGGAAACAAAAATATGCCTATTACCATTAGAATCTTTCAGTTTGCTATTTACAGCATTAATCCTATCTCTAACTGCTGGGTGTTTCAATTTACATTTAACTTTGAAACCAGCATTTTGCAAGATACTTAAATCTGTCTTTCCACCAGCAGACGTCTTACGTTGTCTTGAAGCTGGGTCAGGGTAGATGAATATAGGTATTTTAGTTCCATATCTATTTCTAATTTCTTCTACCATTTCATCTGTATTTGAAGAATAGATTATTACTTCATCAAGAAAAAATATTTTATCTTTTTCTATTTGGCCTACACAAGCACTCATCGGATCTACGTTAAAATCCATGCCAATATGTAATGGTTTAGTCCAATCTATTTGTTTATCTACTACACTTTCAACAGGGTGGAAATTATAATAAACACTACCAGCATAGTTCTCAAATGTTCCCTCAAACTCCTGTCTAAAAGTTCTAATATCAATATCTTGTTTAGCTTGTTCTATTTCATCTTTAGAAACCATACCACCTTGTAGGGTAGTGAATTGAAAGCTATCCCATTCTTTGTCTTGATCTTGGCCTTTGAGATACATACGGTAAGACCAATTACCATAACCCTTTGGAGAACCACACATTAATACATCGCCCTCTGTATCAGATATAGACGCTCTCAAAACTTCTGTCCATGCTTTTTCATCAATGTCAGCAAACTCGTCTAATATTAAAAAGTCTAACCCAACACCTCTTAAACTATCGTAAGCATCGCAACCTTTTAATGATATTTTACTGCCTGTTTTTTTAATTGTAATTGTCATATTAGATTCATTAATATCTTCTATCCAATTAAACTCTGATAACATTTCTTTTAATTTAGACCAAACAATCTCTTTAGCCATTTTGAATGTAGGTGCAACATACCAAATCTTTTTATTAACTTGTGTTGCATACTTCATCATTTCAGTAATACATAAATAAGTTTTGCCAAATCTACGACCACTTACAAGAACTCTAAATCTAGCTTTGCTTGATGATACTTTATGTTGGTGTTTTGTTAACGATATTTTCATTACAGAAATAAGTAATATATAATTTATCCTTATTTACTTTTTCTTCCATTTTGTTTGCATAAGCAATAGTTAATTGACTACCACCTATAACACACTCTGTCCAAGTGTTAAATTGTTTATCAATAGTCATTGTATTGTTACAATATCCTGTGATTGCAGAACAAATAGAAAATGCTAAAATAAATTTCATTATTCTAGTATAAGTTTTTTTATAGATTTACTACCATCAATATTATCTTCTAGTTCTGCTTTAGATTTTATACATTGATACTGAATGTTGTTATTTTTATTCGATCTCATTGCAACTCTTTTTCCTTTCAAGCATTCAGACATAGATTCTTGAATACGATGTTCTTTAATCTCGTTATTTACTATCATTAACAATGCTACTATAATCTCCATTAAACTTCCTCATTATCCCATTTTATAAACAATAAAATTACAAAAGCATAAATTAAAAATATAAATAAAATACTCAAAGCCATTAATGACTACCATTCTTTCTAACTTTATCTTTTAGTTCTTCAATATCAGTTAATGCTTTTTCAAGTTGTTTAGATAAAAACTCAATATTAACTTTATTAGTCATATTCATTTCTTGGGTAGATTGTAATTTCTCTACTGTCTTATAAAGGTCTTCTAAAAGAAAATGTTGTTCTTGATCTGTCGGTACTTGTTCAGATTTTTTAAGCAAATCATTTTCAAATAATTCTCTTGATGTTTCTAATGATGTAAGTCTAGCTGTAACTTCTGTATATGCAAATACACCCATTGCTACTGCTATAACTATACCAATCATATTTTTAATTGGCATTGCTACTGATGTGTTTTCTGATACTTTCATAATGGGGCTACCAAAAATGTTAATATAACAAAAGCTATGATTATTCCACCTGTAAAATAATAGTTCATATTTGTTATCCTCATAAATTACTTTTTCTTTTTCTTGCTTTTAAATTTGTTTTCAATCCAAGCAATTATATTATCTATTGCACCAAATACTGTATAAAAAAACTTATCCATAATTATCTCCAAGACCTAATACTCCAATAAGCTGGACTTAAATTCTTCTGGCCTCTTACTTTTTTGAGAACTCCACCCATACGAGCCATGAAGCTACGTTTCCTAGCTGGTATATGTTTCTTAATAGACATTTCTTTAGAGCCAAAATTTACTTTCTTAACTCTGCCTGATGATTTGTCTTTTACGAAAACTTTAAATTTTTTTACATCACCCCTAGTGATTTTATTTAATTTAACTGTACGTCCTCTGTATTTAGCCATATGGCATAAATATCACAAAACTATCTCTTAAAAAACCTTTTTCTCCATTCATGGCATACATAAGTATCTTTAACTCCTTTACTGCCCCACCTACCACAGAACGATCTTTTATTACTGTAAAGCCCACAGTTTCCACACGCTTCAGGTTTCAT